CACCTGTGGTCACACCAGCACCTGTGGTCACAACTAGAACTACAGACAGTTTGTTTGGTGACTTTATAAAACCAGCTGCTGTTGCTCCTACGTTAGCTCCTGTTACAACACAACCTGATGCTCTTAAAAGCTATACAGATTTTCTTGGACAACAAGAATTACAAGGGCGTGCTTTAGGTTTAGGAGCTATAGAGTCTGGTGATTTTAGTGGCTTAGCTGGTGCAGACATTAATAAACTTAGTCAAGATCCTCGCAACGTTACGGAAGTTTTTGACAAAGCAATAGACGAAAATGTTTTAGGGTATATTGCTGAAAATGAAATACCTCCCTTTAAAGAAATCAACGGTCAGAAAGTTTATTTAAACACTGGCAGAGATACAGCACAGACAGCACTTGGTGGTGGTTTAGCGGCTGAAGAAGGTGCTAAAGCTGGTAAGTATGTAGGTTTAGGGCCAGTTGGTGAATACAATGTTATTTGGCAGGAAGAGCCAACAGGCACAGAAGCTGTGCTTAACGATCCAATTATTAATGTCGCTGCTGCTTTTATTCCCGGCGGTACTCTTGCATTAACAGCGGCTAAAGGCGCTACAGGCGAAACACTAGACACAGGCGACTGGCTTACGCTAGGCATGGGTGGTTTAGAAGCGTCAGGTGTTATTACTCCTCCTTCAACACCTGCTGGCGGTTTAGGGCCAGTAGACGAAGGTGTTGGTTTGTTTGGTACTACTTACAATCAAACTAAAGATATTCTTGAAGGAGCTACTGCGCTTGGCGAGGGAAATGCTGCTGGTGCTTTAATTAAAGGTTTTGATTTAGTAACTCCTGCACTTGATGCAATAGGAATAAGTCCTGAAATCTTTGATAATTCTGTTGTTGAGTACGATGCTTTTAAAGAAGCAGTAGAAGAAGCCGGAGCAGCGGTAGCTAATGGTGAAAGTTTAGACGATGCTTTAAAAGCTGGTGTTATAGATTATGTTAAAGAATCCAAAGATTTAGGATTAGGTGATGTAGAAGATGTTGTAAGAGAAATAGGCAGCGCCATTGACGATAACTTTTTCCAGCCTATTCTCAACGCTCTACCTGAAACAGAAAACGACTTACTAGATGGCTTAAAGCAGTTTGGAAGCGCTTTTGATGATGAGGTCTTACAAGAAATTAAACAAGGCGTTACAGACTTTGCTCCTAAAGTAGAAGATTTTGTACGTACAGTTGGTAGTGGCACTGAAGATGTAGTTAGAGCTGTTGGTAGTGGTCTTGAAGATGTTATCCGTCCTATTGGTTCACAAATAGAAGACATTGCTAAAGCTACCGGTAGCACAGTTGGCGATGTTCTTGAAGGCGTTGCGGACTTGACTGGAGACTTGGGTTCTACTATTGAAGATGCTATACGCGCCGGTGGTAGTAACTTAGAAGACTTTATACGCCCGATTGGTTCAACCATTGAAGACATTGCAAGAGTAACAGGCAGCACAACTGAAGATGTACTTAAAGGTGTTGCTGGAGTAGGCGGTGAAATAATTGGTGAGATTGGTGAGGTAGGTCAAGACGTTATAGATGCTCTTGGCCCTATTGGCTCACAAATAGAAGATATTGCACGAGCTACAGGATCAACAGTTGAAGATGTCATAAAAGGTGTTGCCGGTTTAACTGGAGACTTAGGCGCTGGTATTGAAGATGTAGTGAGAGCTACAGGAAGCGGTCTTGAAGACGCTATTAGAGCTACTGGAAGCGAATTAGAAGACTTTATCCGTCCCATTGGATCTCAGATAGAAGACATTGCTAAAGCCACTGGCAGTACAGTTGGTGATGTTCTTGAAGGTGTTGCTGATCTAACAGGAGATTTAGGTTCTAGTTTAGAAGATGCTATTAGAGAAGGTGGCAGCGCGTTAGAAGATTTCATTCGACCTATTGGCTCAACCATTGAAGACATTGCTCGTGTTACTGGTTCTACAACTGAAGATGTGTTGAAAGGTGTAGCTGCTTCTGGCAAAGAAGTTATTGGTGAGATTGGCGAAGTAGGCGAAGACATTTTGGATGCTCTTGGCCCACTAGGATCTACACTCGAAGACTTTGCACGAGCTACAGGATCAACATTAGAAGATGTGTTAAGAGACGTTGGCGGCTTAGGCGAAGACATCTTAGGTGGTGTAGCAGAGCTTGGTGGTGAACTTGCAGGAGCTATCAGAGAATCCGGTAGTAGCCTTGAAGATTTTGTAAGAACTACTGGCAGTTCACTAGAAGATCTTGTTAAAGAATCAGGCAGTTCTCTTGAAGATATTGTAAGAGGCACAGGAAGCACCCTAGAAGACGTTGTGAGAGCTTCTGGCAGCACCTTAGAGGATGTGGTAAGAGTTTCAGGAAGTGGCTTAGAAGACGTTGTACGAGCTACAGGAAGTACAATGGAAGATTTGTTGAGAGCTACTGGAAGCACTATTGAGGACGGTATTCGAGTCTTAGGTAGTGGCTTTGAAGATTTACTTAAAGCAACAGGCAGTAATTTAGAAGACTTACTCAAAGCAGGCTTTGGAGGTTTATCAGCTCAACAGTCTCAAGAAGCACAAGCAGCTCGTAATTTACAACTAGCAACAAGAACCACAGACAGCTTATTCAAAGACTTTAAAGGTTTTGAAACTGAAATTGGATCAACACAAGAACTTGTACAACTACTACCAAGACAATAAAGGAACATCGCATGACATATCTACAATTAGTAAACAGTGTATTACGTAGATTAAGAGAAGACGAAGTAGCAACTGTAGATCAAAACAGCTATTCACGCTTGGTAGGAGAGCTTGTTAACGAAGCTAAAGAAACTGTAGAGAATAGCTGGGACTGGACAGGCTTACGCACCACTGTTGTTGTTCCAACCGTTAAATCTACTTATCTTTACACTATTGTTGATTCTCAAAATAAAATCAAAGTGTTAAATGTTGTAAACGATACTGGCAATGTTTTTATGTCAAGACGCGGAAGTAGTTGGATGCGTAACTTGTTCTTAAATCAAGATCCTCCAGAAAGTTCACCACAGTACTTTAACCTTAAAACACTAGATGCTAACGGCGATAATGTTTTTGAAGTATATCCTATTCCAGATGGTGTGTACGACTTAAACTTCAGCATTGTAAAAAGAGAAGGTTATTTTACTGAAGATACTGACAAGTTAAAAGTACCTACACAACCTGTTCTATTACTGGCTACAGCATTAGCCGCTAGAGAGCGTGGAGAGACGGGCGGTACTTCAGCGGCGGAACAGTTTGGACTAGCTGACAGGTCTATTGCAGATGCTATTGCGTATGACGCTGCTCAACATCCTGACGAGACTATTTGGACGACTGTATAATGGCTCAAGAATTAAGAAACATAACAATCTCAGCACCGGGTTTCTTGGGGATAAACACTCAAGATTCTCCTATTGGTCTTAATCCAGCTTATGCCTCTGTCGCTGATAATTGTGTTATTGATCAGTTAGGTCGTGTAGGTGCTCGGAAAGGTTACGAACTACTTACAACTAACGGCCCTGCTGTACTAGGCACCAGTGATGGTATCTGTTGTATATTAGAGTTTATCAGCAGAGCAAATGTTACTACTGTATTCTCAGCAGGTAACAACAAGATATTTACAGGTATTACTACATTAGTTGAAGTAACGTTGCCTGTAGGCTACATTATTACTGAAAATGACTGGAAGATGATTTCTTTCAACAACAATGTTTACTTTTTCCAAGTGGGACATGCACCACTAATTAGCACAGCAGGTTCTACTACACTAACAGAATTAACTTCTTCAGGTTCAAATGTACCGCCAGCAGCTGCGGAAGCTATCGCTGGTTTTGGTAGACTATGGGCTGCTGATACAGCTACCAATAAATACACAGTGTATTGGAGTTCGTTACTTGACGGCGCAGATTGGCATGGTGGTTCAGCGGGATCTATTGATTTAACAACTGTGTGGCCTAATGGTTACGATGAAGTAGTAGCCATGTCTGAACATAACGGATTTCTGTTGGTGTTTGGTAAGAAAAATATTCTTGTGTTTTCAGGAGCAGAAAGCCCTAATGCTTCCTTGACTTTAGAAGACACAATTGAAGGTACAGGTTGTATTGCAAGAGATTCAATACAGTCTACAGGTACAGATTTAATCTTTTTATCGACTCGTGGCTTAATGTCTTTACAAAGAATTATTCAAGAAAAGTCACTTCCTCTTAACGATATAAGCAGTAATATTAGAACTGATTTGCTAGCTTCTTTAACACAGGAAATACAGGCCAACGGACATAGAAAAGCAATCAAAGGAGTTTACAGTCCTGTAGATGCTTTTTATCTATTAGCTTTCCCAGAAAGCCAAGTTGTGTATTGTTTTGATGTAAGAGCACCATTAGAGAATGGCTCGTTTCGTGTGACTACTTGGTCAGCAGTAAACCCCAGAGGCTTTAGTGTTTTTGCTGACGATTCTTTATACATAGGAAGAGTTAATGGTATTGTTAAATATGACGGATACCTCGACAACGAAGTACAATATCAAATGCGTTACTTCAGTAACCCAACAGACTTTGACACTGCTGCTAATTTAAAGTTCTTGAAAAAATTCAACTTAACAATTATTGGCGGTCAGAGCACACAAACCACTTTGAATTGGGGTTACGACTACACCTCCTCTTTTCAGAAACAAGAATTTACTTTTGGTTCTAGTAGTATTGCAGAGTACGGCTTAACTGAATATAACACAGACGGTGAATATTCTGCATCTATTATCATCCAAACACCGAAGGTAAACAGCACAGGTAACGGTTCTGTGGTAACTGTGGGTATTGAGGCACAGATCAATAACGCTTCTTTTTCTATACAAAAAATTGACATACACGCTCTATTAGGGAGACTTATCTAATGGCCTTAAACGAAACAGCTTTTAATCAAGCTTTACAAACACTTCCACAAGATATAAGTCCTACAGGATTTAATCAAACAGCTTTCAATCAAAATGCTCAAACAGGTACTAACACACTGTCAGGTATGCTAGGTATGGCAGGCGCTGGTTCAAACACTGGCGGCGGCATGGGCAATATATTAGGTGGCTTGTTGAACCTAGGAGGTGCTTACTACAGCGGTCAAGAAGACATTAAAGGTGCCCAACAGTTTGGTCAGCAAGCTTCCGCTGCTGCACAACAGCTAGGACAGCAGGCAATTGGTGCTTCTCAGTTTAAACCTTTCACTGTCACTACGGGCGCAGGTGCAACTACAACCACACCTACAGGCGGGTTTAACTTAGGTTTGTCACCAGAGCAGGCAGCAATGCAACAACAGCTGACTCAACAAGCTGGTGGTTTGTTTGGTGGAGTAACTGGCGACATTGGTCAGGCTAGTCAAGACATCTACAGCCAGATCAGAGCGCTACAATCTCCTGAAGAAGAACGTGCTCGTTTGCAAATGCAAGAGAACTTATTTGCTAGTGGTCGTGGTGGTATATCCTCTGCACAGTATGGTGGCCAAGGTGCTGAAGAATTTGGTTACAATCAAGCACAACAGGAAGCCATGAATCAAGCAGCTTTCCAAGCTCGTGCAATGGCGTTGAGTGAACAAGAGCAAATGCTTGGTTTGGGGAAGGGCCTCTTAGGTCAAGCATACGTACCACAGCAGCAACAACTTGATGCACTTGCCGCTGGTACTAACCTTGCCAACATTGCAAGTACGGGTGCTAGAACAGGGGCTGAGTTACAATCTCAACTGGGCAGCACAGGTCTTGAAGCGCTATTAAGAAGCTATGAGTCAGGAATTGCCGGTGAGCAAACCCAAAGAAACCAATTGATTGACTTGTTGCTAGGTAGTGGTCAAGGAAGCAATGCTGTAGCTGGTTTGTTGACAGGAGGCGGCGGTGTTTTAGGCACTGAGAAAAGCGGCTCAGAATTTATTGATGATGTATTAGGTTTTGACAAAGGCAAAGCACCGTCTTGGTTAAGCGGACTATTTGGAGGTTAAACAATGGCTACTCAAGATATTACAGGAATGTTGACAGGAATCTTCCCTGAAGATAACGCAGCTCAACAGCAAGCCTTGCTCGGTCGCAAAGCTGTTGCACAGAATCCTAATCTTTTAGCATCTACACAGATGCAAATAGGTCAGTCTGCTCAAAACTTAGATCGTATGCGTAGAGGAGCTAGCGGTTTATTCGGAACAGACTTCAGCACTCCAGCAGATAGAGTTAAACAACAACTTGTTGACTTAGATGTTAAAACGCCAGAAGGACAACAACAAGCTGTAAAGTTGATTTCTCAAATTGATCCGGCTAAAGCATTGGCTCTACAGGATCAATTTAACGAAAGAAACAAAGCAGAGTTGAAAGCCGCTGCTGAATTTGGTTTGAAAAAAGATAAACTAGATTATGAAAGAGAAAGCTTAGCTACCACGCGTGCTCAACTAGGAGTTTCAGACAGAAAAGCAATTAGAGAAGCTACAGCAAATGCTAGAGCAAACTCTGATAGAGCTAGACAGTTAATATCAGTCGCTAAGGATTATGAAAGATTTGAACCTACAGGGGGTATTTTAGGCTTCGGTAAAGATAAGTGGGCAGAGTTTACAGGTACTCAAGGCGGAGAACAAATAGCAAAAGCTAATTTTGACTCTTTAAAAGCTTCTGTAATAGCTGACAACCTGCCTCCCGGAGCTGCTTCCGATAAAGACGTTGCTTTAGCTTTGCAGGGCTATCCCAATACTAGTTATAATGCTGAACAGTTATCTTCTTTCTTACGTGGACAGGCTAAACTTGCAGCTATTTTAGCTGAACGAGAAGATGCACGCGCTGAGTACATGACTAAAGACGGTTTAGATGTAGGTTTCTCAAATAAGTGGTCAGAAACTTTACAAGAAAAAGGCTTTGACGAGAAAATTGCTAAAAAATATGGACTAAAGTGGATTCCTATTGAAACTGTTGATGCTTCTACGTTACAAGGTGTTCCCGATGTGAATGAACCAACGCAAAGAGAAATAGAGTTAGGTAATAAAATTATAGCTGCACAATCTCGACAAGGGAGCAGACGCTAATGGTTGATAAAACTTTACCAAACGGACGCATAATCGCTAATCTTCCAGATGGTATTTCAGATGATGATGTGAAGCGTATAGCTCTGTTAAATAACTTAGCAACTGAAGAAGATTATAACAAAGATATAGACACGGGTTACGACGCTTTAGGATTTACTGGTGAGCTAGGTGCTGGAATAGCCGGTTCAATAAAAGGAGCTACAATGGGCGCTGCTTTTGGCCCAGTAGGTGCTTTTGCTGGAGGCATTGTAGGAGGCGCTGTAGGTGCTTTTGTTGGCAGAGGTGTGGGCGAATCTTTAGAAGCATTTGCAGAAGATAGAGATCCGAACGCAGCTAAGATTATTGATCAATCTTTGGATGCTTTTAAAACAGACCTTCTTTTTGGAACAGTCTTTGGAACTGCTGGTAAAGTTATAGGCAGAGGTGCTCGTCCTATCTTTGAACGTTTTAGTGGTGGAATTGCTAAGTCCGATGAACTTTTGAAAGCTGAGGCTTTGCATGATGTTAAGCTTGGTATTAAGTCTATTGACGAAGCAGCGGCAGATTTCAACATGGCTCCTGATCAGCTAAGAAGATTCCAAGAAGACTTACTTAAAGATGAGAACACAATCATCAAAGAACTAGATCTTCTTGATAGATTGGAAGCTAAGGGATTAACAATGTTCCCTAGTCAAACTTCTTCTCGTTCTTTAAAAGGTAAAATAGCTGAGGATTACGCAAAGTCTTCTATATTTAGAGATGACTACATTAAAATGCTAGAACAGCATGATAACTTTATTCGTGATTCTTTTACAGATGCTTTACGAAACTCACAAGGCACTCTCTCAAGAGACGAAATTGGACAAACTTTATCAACTATTCGGGATGCTTCTGAACTGGCTCTTAGAGAGAACGCAGGAGCTTTGTTTAGAGACATTGACCGCAAGGGTAGAATATTAATTAAGACAGCCCCTGTAAAGTTAGAATTGCGTAAGTTTGAAAAGATTCCTAATCTCGACGCAGCCT